AAGCCATCCGATTACTCTATCCCTGGTGGCATGGTTATCGACCAGAATGGTAACGTTCGTATCGTAGGCGTTCCCGTTATCCCTCATAGCTTGGTTACTGCTTCCAAGATTTATGTGATGGATACCACTAAGTTTGCTATCGCACAACAAAGTGGTCTCGCGGTTCGTTCTACCGAGTTCGACCAAGATGACTTTATCAAAAACCTCATTACCTTCCGTTGCGAGGCTCGTTGCGAACTCCTCCAGTTCCAACCAACTGCCGCTGTTTACGGAGCTATCTAATCGGGTTTGATTGTTATGGTTCTAAATGGGGGCGGCTAAGTAGTCGCTCCCTATTTTTGTTTTTATGAATGCAGTTATTATAGGAGCTATGGATGGGGTATCATTTGATGATATATTTGATACCTTAAATAATTACAAAAAAGTATTATTTGTTGAACCTGTACCGCATTATTTTAATTTATTAAAATTAAATGCACATAGATTAAATACTGAAGTTTGTTTTGAAAATTCACCAATAAGCGACAAACATGAAAATATTGAATTAGCATATTTAGATATAAATTCATTAAATAATTACGAATATTTTTATAAGGGTTGCAGTAGTGTTATAGAAAACGGCGAACCAATAAATAAATATTTAAAAAAAGTTGATAATAAAGACTTAGTAATACTTTCTTGTAAAAGTTTGACATTTAATGATTTATGCGAAAAATGGGATATTAAAGAGATTGAATATCTACAAATAGATTGTGAAGGATATGACCAAAGAATTGTAAATAGCATAGATTTAGAAAAGTATAATATAAAAAAATTGAAATTCGAAACACACTATTTAGATAGTGATTTCATAAGTATATTTTCCAATAAGTGGCCTAATTATAAATATGAATTGATTGAAGCAGATATAATATACTATAAACTATGAACTTTCTATTAAGCGTACATCTTTATCCACCTAAGCATCTTTGCGGAGCTGAAACCATGATACATGGGATAGCAAAACATTTGATTAGCAAAGGCCATAATGTGCGAGTTTTATTGCATCAAGCAAATCATTATAAAATAAGTAATAATTACACTTTTGACGGGGTGGATGTGTTCCCTCCTAATACTAATGTAATAGATGGGTTGATGAGGTGGTGCGATGGGGTATTTACCCATTTGGATTACACAAGATGGACAATACACACGGCAAAAATGTATAAAAAGCCTGTTTTTCATCTTATACATAATAGCCATCCATACCCAGAGATTATAATGGCCGAGAAGCCACAACACATTATTTATAATTCTTTTTGGTTAAAAGACTTACTTAATTATAATTTTAGTAACTTTATATTGCCTCCACCTACCGACTATCGTTATTTTGACTTGGGCATAGACCCTATCAAAAATGAGTACATTACTTTGATTAACTTGAACAAGAACAAAGGTGGGGAGATATTTGAGCAAATAGCGAAAGCGATGGCAAATAAGAAGTTCTTAGGTGTCATTGGCTCTTATGATGAGCAAATCATACCTAAGTTGCCAAATGTGAGGATAGTTGAGAAAAGTGTGAACATTAAGGATTATTATGCTATCACTCGGATACTTGTTATGCCAAGTGAGTATGAGAGTTGGGGCATAACGGCAACAGAGGCTATGAGTAGTGGTATTCCGGTGATATGCACCGAGACACCTGGCCTTTTGGAGAACTGCGGTAAAGCTGCTATTTATGTCAAAAAACGAGATGATATTAAAGCTTGGGTTAAAGCGATTAGCGACTTGGATGATGAAAAGAAATATAGAGAGTTTAGTCGAAAAGCAAAAGAGAGAGCAAAGGAACACGACCCAAGAAAAAAACTCGATGAGCTTGAGCCATGGATTAGAGAAAAGGTTTATCAATACAAATAGCGATGATTTATATAAATAGCGTTAGTGTTCTATCGGATTCGGTTGTAGAGCCAGTAAGTAGGACGGATGTAAAGAATTGGTTGAGGATTGACTATACGAGCGATGATAGCCTCATTGATAGCCTTATCAACGCGGCAAGGGTACATATTGAGAAACTAACGGGGAGGAGCTTGGTTAATAAGAAACTAAGGGCTAATATTGAGCTTAGTGGATATGTGCCAAATGTTTGGATTATAGACCTACCTTATAGTCCTATGATTTGTGTAGATGAGGTAAAAATAAAGGAAGGTATTAACGATTATGATACTTTGACCGTTAACGATGACTATGAGGTTATAGGTGGCAAACTTTGGATGTACAATAGGGGTATTTTTAGCGTTACATACCAAGCAGGATATGGAACAATCCCTCAAGACCTAAAAAACGATATTTTGACACTTGTATCTTGGATGTATGAGAATAGGGGTAAAAAGATGAATGCCGATCCGAAACAATCGGTTCAACAATATCCAATGTGGGAAGGACTTAACTATCACCAATATAAACAAGTGGTTATTTAGTGGCTACCGGAATAAAATTAGAGATTAGTGACAAGAACTTCCGTGATGTTCTCAATAGCTTCAAAGATGAGGTTAGTAAGAGAACTGCCATGATTGACCAAGAGATAGCAGCTCATGGTGAGTTGATGGCTACGAGTGCGAAGCAATTGGCACCATTTGACACGGGAAGGCTAAGAGGGTCAATCTCTCTTAAAAAGGAGGGATTTATGAGGTATCAATTGGTGGCTCAAACCGACTACGCCGCTTATATGGAATTCGGTACCGGAAGGTATGCCGCGAGTTATGTACCTACATTGGATGAGGAGTGGCAAAAGATAGCGGCACAATTTAAAAGAGGGCCAGGTAGTAATGTGCCTCCTTTTGGCTATATGAATAGGAGCGTAAAAGCTTATTTACCATCTTTGATTAAGGCTATTAACAAAGTGTTAAAAAATAATTGATGAGGGATAGCAGTAACAATGTGAGGACTATTTATGTGACTGCCTTGAATGGTAATTTAACCTATAATGGCAAGGATGTGCCAGTGTATGGACAAACTCCTTTTAGGACTACCCCTCAAAACTATGTGGTTATTTCGGCTATTAGTGAGACTGCGGCAAATACTAACCATAACTTTGGCAATGAGGTAGAGGTAGTAATTGACATTTTTAGTGAGCAATACCGCATTTATGACAATGCGGTGGTGGACAACATAGCGGGGCAAATCCTCAATATTTTGATACCCGATCCAGGAGTCAATGGTTTTAGTGATAGCTACTTTGAGGTTTTCCCAATGGCAAGGATAAGCTCAAGCTATTTACCCCTCCAAAATGGAGATAATTTTGTAGCGAGAAAGTTAATAACAATTAGTAATTTAGTAAACGAAAAATAAAACAAAAATGGGACAAATTCAAGGTTCATTGCAGAATGTAGAGATAGATGTAGCTGGTGGCTCATCTTACAAAAATCTCGTTTGTCTGCGCACATCATCCGTCAATACAACTATTGACTCCACCACCGAGCAAACCAACTGCGGAGCTTTGACTTCCGTAGGTGAGCCAACAATGAGTATAGATTTTGATGCACTTTGCGAAGTTTCACCAAGTGTATCTCAAGTATCTTACGAGGACTTGTTGAGCGCAATGGTTAACAAGACTTTGGTAAATGTAAGGGTACAAAATCCAGCAGTAACAGGAGCAAGTGTTGGTGCTGCTTATTACCACCAATTTAGTGGTTATATTACCGACCTTACTTTGAATCAATCAACTACCGAGTTCATCAACTTCTCTGGAAGCATCGCCTCTTCCGGCACTCTTGACATAACCGCTTAATAATGAATTACTGCACTATTACTATTAAAGACCAAAAGATTGGACTTAAATTCGGCATGGCATCATTTAGGTATCTAAGTGATGGCAAATTGGTGGAAGGCAAGAGCTTTGTGAATAATGAGTTAAATGAGGTTGGAATAGCTCACATCCTTTATAGCGGATATTATAATAATTGTCTCGTAAAGGATGTTGAGCCTACCTTGACATTTGAGAACTTTGTTGAGCATATTGAAGGAATTTTAATGAGCAAAGGTGACTTAGAAGAGGTCACCAATGCCATTAAAGTTTGGGCCGATAATGACTTTATAAAGCAAACTCAAGTACAAGAGGATACAAAAAAAAAGACCTCTCGTGGGAGCAAGTCGAAGCGTTTGGATTAGGTGAGTTGGGATTGAAGCCTAATGAGTTTTACTCTTTGAGTCCAAGGCATTTTAGCCTTATGTCTAAAGGTTATGAGGACAAGAAAGTGGATGGATATAGACAAACAAGGCTATTGATGTTCACGATGGTTAGGCTTATGGGTGACCCTAAGACTGCACCAAAGACACCGGAGGCATTGTGGGAGTTACCTGGTGATGAGGTAAAAAATGGCATGAGTGAGGATGAGATGAGGGAAATATTTAAAAGGTTAGCAAAATGAGTGGATACGTTTTCGATTTAGGGATGAATATAGAAAACTTCACTAAGTCAATTAGTGAGGTTGAAGATGAACTCAAACGGTTAAAAGATTCACTCAAAACCGCTACAGGACAAGGCATTGTTGAGACTAACGTACAAATTAAGCAACTAGAAAAAAGCTTAGTTGATTTAAAAAAGGTTGGTTTAGACAAACTACCAGGAGGTATTACTAATGCCTCCAATGCTCTAAATTCTCTTAGCCAAGTAACAAGGGATTTGCCTTTTGGATTCGTTGCGATACAGAACAACTTGCCACTTGTTGTAGATTCTTTTGGGCAATTGACAAGACAAGCGGGAGGCTTAGGCCCAGCGTTAAAAAGTATCGGAGCATCGTTGATCGGCCCAGCTGGTTTGTCTTTTGCTTTTGGTGCTATCATTGCCGGAGTTACTGCGCTCATACAAAAGTATGGTTCTCTTAGTGAAGCATTAACTCAAATATTAGGTGGAACAAAAAAGATAACTGCTGAACAAAAGTTATTTAACGAAGAGACGGCAAAGGCTACTGGTAATGTTGCAGCAGAAGAGGCAAAAGTTAAAATTTTAACTAAAACATTAATTGATAATGACAAGCCCCAAAAAGATAGATTGGCGGCTTATAGTGAATTAAAGAAAATTGCTCCAGAAGTAGTAGCTGGTATAAGAGAAGAAAATATTGGTACTCAAATATCAAATGAGTTAATAGACTCAAATGCTAAGAAAAGAATTGAATTAATTAAACTTAAAATAAGAGAGACTGGTATTAATGCTGTACTTGCTAAAAACTCACAAGATATTGCAGTTGAGCAAGACAAATTGAATCAATTAATTGATGAGAGAAGGTTATTATTAGAAAAGCAAAAAAAGGGTGATAAATATGTTGACCCAGAAACTGGTAAAGTATTTGATGTATTATCGGCAGTAATTAGAGAAAATGAATTAAGATTAGTTGCACAAAGAGTAGCTGTTGAAAATTTATATAAAATAAATGGTAACTTTTTAACTCAACTTGACCCTATTGTTAATGGAATTGCAAAGATTAATGAGGAGACAAGAATTAGGATTGAAAATTTAAAGAAAGAAGACCAAGCTTTAAAAGATAGTGCAAAAGATGGCCAACAAAAATATAAAGAAGGTTGGCAAGGTATTATATCAGAACTAAAAGAATTTGAGGCGTTCCAAAAAGCTAATGCTGCCGCAAATCAAAGAGCTGCTGCAATAAATGCTCAAATAAGCCAAGCAAAAGCATTAAAAGCAAGGACTGAAGCACAAAAGAAAGCAAACGAAGAGACTAAAAAGGCTGAGGATGCTGCTTTAGCTTTGGCAATTGCAGAAGGTGAAGCATCATATCAAGCTCCTAACTTTTTAGAAGGTTTTAAGAATTTAGGTCCAAAACTAATACAAGAAACAAATGCAGCGGCAGGGCTTGAATTGTTTAAAAATACATTTACAAATCCTTTGAGTGATTTGTTTACTACTTTTTTAGATACTGGTAAGTTAGCTTTTAAAGAATTTGGTAAAGCAATACTTCAAACAATTAACCAAGTTGTTGCAAGAATTATAGCTACTGGTATTGTTAATTTACTTGGTTCAATATTATTCCCAGGAGCACCAGGTGCAACTAAAGGTGTTGGTGGAGCATTTAAAGCAGCTTTTGGAAGCATATTAGGTATCAACTTTGGTGGTGGTATTGCCGCACCATCGTTCGCTGGTGTTGGTGGTGGCTCATTGGGTATGAGTGGGCAAGTGAACCTTGTTTTGAGAGGTCAAGATTTGGTAGGGTCATTGAATAGGACAAACACACTAATTAATCGCGTTGGCTAATGGCATTCCAAGAAAAGTATAGGATTGACTTTAAGAGTTTGGATGGTTATGATTGTCGTGTTGGCTTTTGGTATGATGGATATACCGGAAGCGTTAACTCCATTCGCGGTGGTGCAAGGCCATTTGTATTAAAAGAGTTTAATACCGATGAGGACTTGTTCAAGCCCATTAGACCACAATTAGCCGAGATTGAGATATTAGCAAGTGCGAGTGGTGTAAGTATAGATAACTTTTTGGCCGATAATGATACAGATATTTATGTCACTTTTGCTTATAATAATACAAGTATAGGATATTGGAGGGGTTACCTTTTACAAGATGAGTTCCAAGAAGTTTGGCAAGATACTAACCATACTATCATGCTAAGAGCGATGGAAGGTCTTGGATATATGAAAAACTTTCCTATATCTAATGGTGGTAGTGAGATAACGGCAAAAACGACACCTCTTGACTTTCTTCAATATGCCACAAGCACGGCGGCTCAAGGATGGACAAAGTTTACCATTTTTAACAACTTGTTCCATGATGCGATGACAGATAGCCTCACCTATACGAGTCTTGATCAATGCAAACTTGACCCAAAGACTTTCCAAATAGAGTCCACGCAATATGAGGATAGTTATAAGGTTACCGAAGAGATAAATAGAGCATTCAATCAAACTTTGTTCATGTATAATGACACATGGCATATTTTGAGATTGGAGGAGCTTTATGTGCCTAAGACGGACAATTTAAGAGGTTTTACATCTAATCTTGGTACAAGGACTGCCGTACAAAAGAGATTTGATGTTAGTGTAGGTGTAAATGAGGAGGTTAAGCCCATTAGTCCTGATATGTTGCGTTATATTAAGAGAAGGACTAAAATAGATAATGTTCTCTTTAATTATGAGCAAATAAGTGAGTTGTTGGTCAATGGTACTTTTAGTAGGGGTTCATTGCTCACAACTACCGGAACTCTAAAGCAATACAATGTTGATAGTTGGGATTTCAAATACACTTTGGCTGGGCCATCGGATACACCCGATTATGTGACGGGGACAACCGTGCCAAGTGGTAGTGTTACAAGAAATGAAATATACACAAGCACCTCCTATGGTTATATGACCGATAACTATGTGAGGATGCCTGGTGCCGATGGTAGCAATTATAACTACTATTTAAGGAGTCAATCCATTGGTGTATTTGCTGGGGAGAAATTAAATATATCTATTGACTATCGTTTTGAAAAGGCTTTTGCCGATGATGGCAACATGAACCAAATGGTTGTTATGTTGACCGGAGCGGCTGGTAATTATTGGCTTAAAAACGATGGCTCATGGGTGTCAACAAATGGTACTTTCACGAGTAATTATACTTATTTATTTACCGAGTATAATAACGCTGGTAATCCCGATGAACAAGACTGGATTACCGTAAGTGTAGAAAGTACGGACATCCCCGATAATGGAACTATTAAGATAGCCATTATATCCGATTACCATACCTACCCAACAACGGGCCAAAATGAGGCATGGTTCAAAGCCTTAAAATTTGAGATTATTGAGTCTTTCAATGGCCAAAGTACCCAACCATTACAAGGTGTTAAGTCTATTTTTACCAAAAGCGCAAATATTAAGGTAAATAGTGATAATGAGATTTACTTGCAAGATGGCTTCTCTAAGAACTACAAAGGGACTATATACCAAAGTGATGGCACTACTATTACCGATGCCGATTGGTATAGGTATAGGTATTCTGCCGAGACTTTTAGCTTTAGAAGGCAGAACTTAACCGCATATTGGGAGAACAATAGATTTAACCGAAATAAAATAGATGCCACCTTTTATGGGCTTACTTTCAATGGTGGCGATAGAATTGGGTTGATCAACACAGTCATTTTTGAGGATGATGACCCCAACAAGATTTATGCCATTTTGAATATGAAGGAGATTGACTTTGCGGCGGGTATTTGGACGGCCACTCTTTTGGAGGTTTGGGATGATGACAAGGATGGTGGAGGGTTGGTAGCCAAGTCTTTAGAGCTTGATGCCACTACCGGAACTTACAATAATCCCACATATATTCCTTGGACAAGTGTGAGCCTTGCGGATTTCACTTTGACGGGTGGAAATTTGATAACTTACACGGGTTCTATTTCATTAAGTGTGCCAATAGTTGTATCTTTAGCAGGTAATATCAATACGACTACTACGACTCCCGTTACTACTACTTTTAGGGTATTGCAAAACGGAACGGCGATAAAAACACAGAATTATCCTGTTACGGTAAACCCACAAGCTTTTACTTTTAATTTGTCACCAAGTGGTAATATTACCATTAACCCTGGCGATACTTTCCAAGTGAGCGTGAGCAATAATATCACTCAATTGAACATAACAAGTGGCCAATTTAATATTGACTACACCGCTCCTGGGTCATTGACATATGATACATATAGCGAACAATTTATATACAATACATAGATGGCAGACGTAGTAAAAGCGGAAGGATTAGTAATAGCGGTCACCAACACAAGTGGTGGGGTCTATCCTTTTGCTTGTGCTAAAGATGCCAATATTACTATCTCAAGGGATGTGATAGAATTAGCACCTAAGACCAATAATGTCTATCGTGAGTATATTAAAGGGCGTCAATCATTTAGCATTAGTGGAAGTGGGTTGGTCAAAATGAGCGAAAGCTATTTGCAACCAATAACATTTTTTGATGATTATATTGATGGGACTGATAGTGAGATAGTAGGATATTTGGACATTATTGATGCCCAAAATAATTATAGAGTCTATCAATTTAACGCTATCATCACCGAGTTGGCTTTGGCATCAACAATTGGCTCTTTGGCTCAATATAATTACTCATTGCAAGGGTCTGGGCCTTTTACCGAGCTTAGTGTGGTTGACACCTACACGGTGACAAGCGGCAAGATTACGGCAAGAAGCACGGCAACACATAAGCTTGTTGCTATTGGATTTGGTGGCAAATGGTACTATAATTATAGCGTTACCGATGAGGGTGGTGGAGTTTTTACTATCACTATTGGCACGGCTTATAATGGAGTGAGTGTGAAGGCGGTTTATATAGCATTATAAAAGAAATAAAATGATACCAGAGTTCAACCTACGACCCATAAAAAAAGGAGATA